CTACCCCAGATGCGCCGGTTGTTGCGACGATATTGCCGGTACCATTAATTGCTTGTATACCCAATGTACCATCAGACGATCCCGTTACTACACCTGATACTAAATCGTCTATCTGTAATGATGTTAAATGTGCACTACTGCCAGAGACTATGACCTTTTTCCATTCTGCCATTTTATTGTTCCTTCATTTTTTAATATAAATATATCATTATTTACGTTTCACTATTCTAATCCAACAAAAAATGAACCAGATGTAAAATATATTCCGCCATACAGCGCTGGATCGTTTAACTCGGAACTTTGTGTAGCAAACACTACTACTCCACTTTCGCTCACTGTTAATACGGTATTTCCATTATTCTTGATTAAGAAAATATCATTTTCTGGTGTAACTAATGCTTCGGTACTGCCAGAGATGATATGATATGAATCTGAAAATTTTGCATATGATGCTGTTACTGCCCATGATGATGTTATATCATAAAGTAATCCTGGTTTTAATTGTGATGGTTTAAACTGTCTACTCATTGAGCCCATCTCCCATTTATTACTACTACATCATCTGCGGATATTGTATATCCTAACGTTACCGTGTTAAATACTATAGTTTGTGCAGATATATCCGATGGTGTCCATGTATAACAAACTTTATCAATATACTGTCCATTTATATAAACATCAAATTCATTTTTTGATGCTATTGCTAATGTTACTGGATTAATCGATGCATATGCATTAATAGTAACTGTAGTAGAATTTGTATATAATGCTAGTTCATCTCGCATATTAATTAAATAGGAGAATATTGTAGGAGTTATTTGTACATTACCACTTGGTGTAGATATTGTACCCATGCCTGATTGTAGTATCGATGTAGGTACTGTAGTACTATCGATAAGTGTTACATCTACAATTGTGTCAAATGATACTTTTTTAATAGAATACATTTTTTTCAAAGTAGAGATTCGTGATTCCTGTTCTGACAGCAATGTTCCTTGTACTGTTAATGGTATTGTGGCACGTACTAATCGATCTTCACCAACTGTATTAACAGTTTCAAACGTAACTTGACCTATAGCAGTAGTAAAACGGTTTCCTTCATTGCCCCATAAATAACGTCCATATGGTAGTATCTGATCTATTAAATCATTAAGTTGCATAGTAAAGTCGCACCAGATCATCATATCATATTCAATTGTAACATATTTAGGAATATCGATAACATATATTTTTTCTGAATTAGCCGGTACTTGATTTGGTATCGGGAATAATTCGTCTTCATAACGATTTCTAGAATTATAACGTTGTTTATGTATCATAACATTGTTGCTAGGTATTCTGTTTACATCCAATGTTTTTAAATTATCACGTTCAACTGCCGAATTTCTTTTTAACATGATTAATGGAGACTGCAACATTCCTTTTTCATCGCGAAGATATCCTAGTCGTCGTACATTATCCCATTTTTCACCATTAGCAAATATTACTGGTACCGATAAAACGTTTTCTTTATCTGTTATTTGCGGTTGTATCTCGTTATCAATATACCATTTAATTGCAAAGTCAATATCATATAAAGTTCGTTTAGCGGTGCGAATAACATCATCATCACGTCGTGTTTGCATAGCACGATTTAATAACAGATCATTAGTTAACCCCTCCGTGCGAGTCGGATTAGGTTTATTTGTTTTTCGGTCGATATTTTCTCTGTTATGTCTAGACATTATTTTTTATATCCAAATTCATTATTTCCGCCAAAACGTATATTTTTAATACCTTGTGGCGTTTGTCTTGTTGCATGTGCATCGCATAATACTGATACACTATATCCGTGTTCTGAACCATTAGGCCATGTTTCTGGATTCTTACCTACAAAATATTGATTAGCATCTATATTGTCAATTTCATAATATTCATTGTCCCAAAAAATAATATCTCCTACTTCTGGAAAAAATGTAGCTCGCTCTAAAATATCTCTAGAAATTGCAAACTGAGCTGTGCGTGTATATGAATGACCATAATCATCCATTCCAGCTGTTTTTGTTTCTTTAGTAATTAAACAAGGAATTAAAATAGAATTAAAATATGATTTTGATTCTGATTCGCCATATATATTAGAATTACTAGATTCTACAATAAGTTTAAAAAATTCTATTTCAGTATCAACAACCGCATTTAGTAATTCCGCGTTAAAAGAAGCTACAAGTTTAGCATCCCGTTTTCCTCCAAAAAGTGCCATATCTTATACTCCTTATCCCACATAAATTTTTAACGGAACCTTGCCAAGTATTTCATTCATTTGCGTCGCTTCTGCATTTTGTCGCGTTAGCATCTGTTCTTTGGTCATTTTATCTAAAAATTCGCGAAGCTGTGTTATTAAAGCTTCTTTTTCTGTTTGGCCCTGTGATATCAATTCACCTCCATTCAGTGTTACTTCAGAATTTGGTATCGGAATTGTTGAATATTTACTACGAACATATCCTAACATTTCTTTTACTAATGCGATACCATATTTAAATATCCAGGCTCGCCCCATATCATTAATACTGCCGTACTTTTGATAGGTATATGGTATATTTGATGCGTCACTTATAACCCCGTTTAAAAGTGCTGTATTACCAAATAAAACGGCATCTTTGCTTTTTTCTTCTTCGAATAAGTATTCAAACCAGACTTTAGTATAATGAAGCGATGATGCTGATGAACCAGTACCAGCTGTAGGAATTGGCCAGAATTTAATATCATCACCGTGTATCTCGAATGTAAAATGTGACTTACGTATTTGATCATTAAATTCAATCGATTGCAGTCTAAATAAGTCTGCATTAATTGGCATCATCATGAAGCTTACTGATGGCGAAAATCCGCCGAAATCAAATGCATCTAAAAGTTGCTGCGATCCCAATCCAGTACCAACAAATGGATCAAAATATCGTACGATAGCTGGTGGCGCATTATGCAATACTCTACGAATTTCAATTGAACTACTATTAGATAAAGAACCGCTTTCTAAAGCTAATGATGCAGAAACTGCTTGTCTAATACTATATGTTTGTTGACCCGGAATAATATCTACTACAGCTTGTCGCCATTTTACATTACCACCGCTATCTGCTTCAGTACCATATGCTTTTGAAAGTTTTGTTATATATCCTAAAGATTGCCCGGTAGCTACTCCGGTTAAACTTCCGCTATTTAAAAAAGAAGACCCGGTTTGAATTCCCATTGTATTCATGAGGTTATTAACTATATTAACCTGATTAATCTGATTCGAATATTCGATAACTGCCGATTCTAATGCAGTATAAAAATTTATATCTCGTAATTCTACATCAGTTATAGGATATCCAACATGTTGTGCTGCAGATTTAGCAAATTTATCTGCGTGTTGTTGAAATATTGGATCTGTATCAAAAAATCCATATGGCGTATCGCCTACAGTAAAAGACGAACTTCCGGGCCAAATTGGTCTATCTTCACTGTAATCCATATATGTTTCCTTTTATAAATAAATATCAATACTTTTCATTTAGAAGATTTAAAATTTCTTCTAGAGCTTCATGGCGATGATTATCTGTTAAAATAATTTCATTCACCCATTTTGAATGTTTTATTTTTGGCACTTCGTGAATAGCCGAATCATTGTTAAATTTTAAATCTACTTGATATCTATCACCGGTTAATATCATAATGCTGTCTTTACCTAAACGAGATAATACCATTTGTAATTGTTGTTTAGTTAAGTTTTGAAATTCATCTACAATACAAACTGCATTATCAAATGTTCTTCCGCGGAAGTGTGCTAAAGAAACTAATTCTATATTTTCTTCCTTTTCCATTTTATCTAACAATTCTGGTTTGTTATAAACTTTACGCATATTGCTACGAATTGGAACTAACCACGGATCCATTTTTTCTGCTAACGTTCCTGGAAGAAATCCGTTATCTTCATTTGATACGGTTGGTCTTGTTATTATAATTTTATCAATACGTCGTTTAAAAAACATATCTAATGCAATTTGAACTGCTAACAATGTTTTACCAGAACCAGCTTTACCTATTATAAAATTAAATGGAGTTTGTAATATTAATTGCTTTGCTTGTTTTTGTTCTTCTGATAATGAAACTGAAAATTTAATATCATTCTTTGGTGGAGTTTTTTCCTTGTTTGATAGTGCTGCTGCCATAATAACCTTGTTTGTAACTAATTAAAATAATTTTGTAAGAGTTGATTCTTGAAGTGTCATGTCTTTAAGTGTTTCTATTTTACCTAAACACATTTTTCTAATAGCCTGGAATGTTTTACGAGCAGGATATGGTGTCATGACTTTAATTGTGATTAATTCTTTATCAGGACCAAGATCTTGTTCGATATGAACCATTAATACTAAACGAATTGCTCGAATTCGATCTAAAACATCTACAAGACGTCCGTCATAACGAATAACAGCTTGCATGGAATATTTGTTTCTAGGTACTGCCATATATTTTCTTTTTATATAAATATCAAAACAGTAAGAAAGGAAGTAATTAACTATATTATCATGTTATAGTTATATAATAAAATTTTAAGCAGGTGTTAATGCGGTACCTAGTGCAACGCGTGTTATCGCTGTGGAAATTTTATTATTTGTTCCAGGAACTATTAGATTATTTCCATTTACAAATACCGCTCCAGACACGCCCTTTACAGCAAATCCAGTACCTGCTGAAGATCCTACACTAAATGCAACCTGACCTACATTTGTTGTTGAACCATTAGCAATTTCAATTCCATTACCATTTGTACTAGGATTGACTATCCAAGAATTTGCAATACTTAGCGTTGGTTTCCCAACATTAAAAGAACTGTTTGCACCAATCATAGTTGTAGCACCAGCAGCGCTTTCAAATCTAGAGTTTGCAATAACCGCATCGGTAGTGGTAATATTCATTGCCTTCCCAGATCCATTAAAAAAGGTTCCACTATTAATATTTGCATATGTCGTATTTAAAAATTCAATTGTCGTCGCAGAACTTTGCTGATTGCTAAATATACAATTTGTTATATAAATTCTATTTCCATCCGCAGCATTGTTTGTTACGTTAAGACATTTTGAATTGCCAGAAGAAGTAAATATTTGACTATCTTTAAACAATGTGGTGTGTGCAAATGATCCAGTAAGGGTAATTACATCAGAGTTAGCAGAAATAAGAAGATTTTCAAAAGAAACCATGTCATCAGCAGGGTCACCAATAGAAGCGGAAGTGTTTATGGTTAATGTTCCAGCAAGTCTGGTTGCTTTTGATATACCTTCAGTTAAACCAACAAAACTTGTTCTTGTTCTGGTAACTGTAAGATTTTCTGCATATTCACCAGCATTTATTTTTATAACTACGCGCGTACCTGCAGAAATATTTGCTACTGCATAATCGTGTGCTTTTTGAATTGTCTGAAATGGTGCGGATGAACTGCCATTGCCAGTTGTATCATTTCCATTTGGATCAACGATAAACGTTTGAGCATAAGAAGAAGTTGTTGTAGCTAATTGTTCTAAATATGTTAAATTACCATCCATTTCTGCGATAGTAAGTTTTGATCCTTTTGCTTGTCTTGTTATTAGTGCCATGTATTATTTACTTTCTATGTATTTAATTTAAAAATTATTCAAAATAATCATTTATATAATCATCTTCAACAAAACTATTAATAGTATCATTGTCAGTAGGTGGTAACCCTCCGGCGCCTGTGCCATATCCATCCAATGAAGCCATAACCATCATATGTCGTTGTTGTTCAAAATTAAATTGACGGACTTGTTCATGTAATGGTAATTTTGCAATATATGGTTTTCTGCTGAATTCTTGCCATGTTAATTGAAACATAAATTTACCTTTTTTTTTATATAAATATTCAAACAGTAAGAAAGGGTGACCGAAGCCACCCTTTTTTTTCATTCTTTAAATGTTTAAGTAGTTAACCTAATTAACTATTAAAGAGTGTTTAATCCTGCAACGTATACTTTTCCGTAGAATTCGGAACGAACTACTTTCTTCGCGTAACGTGTCATAACACCTTTACGTGGAGTGAAGTTAACT